TAATCATGAGGATTAGCGGTGAGTTTCTTAAAACTATTTCTAAGTGGTTGTTTCAATGCGCTTACTGGCGGGTTTGTGAAGCGTGTCCGCAAAAAGATTCGTGTCGGAAGCTGCAAGAGCGGTTGGAAGTGAATCGCGCGTGGATTGAACAGACTCGTAACGGTAGTTACGATTATCACAACGAGTTGAGGCTTAAAACAAAGGTTTTTAAGGGACGAGTTTGATAGCGGTTTACTCATGGGTTTTCATGACGCGGACATACTGTTTTTGGATTCGCAGAATGCGGAGGTAGCGAAGCGTGTGAAGCGCGCTTACGTTCCGTATACTGACGGTAAGCTTTACGAGTGTTCGAAGTGCAAGCTCGCGGATAATTGTGTTTATCGTTTTCAGAAGAAGGGTGAGGACGGGCGTTTCGAGTGCGGGATGAAGAAGCAGATTTGGGATGAAGAGTTTGGGAAAGTGAATTTGTCTGACCCTCTCGCTAACTGGCTCGCTAAAATCGTTGATATGGAGTCGTCTAGTAAGTTGGATAAGATGCGGAGAGGCGGCGCTCTCTCGCGGCATAGTGTTTCTTTGGATATTCGGGTGGCTGACCATTGGCGTTCCTTCGTTGATTTCGTTACTAACCACAAGCAAGAAAGCGCTTTAAGCTACTTGTATTTGGATGTGGAAGCGAAGGATAAAGCCAAGGTGAAGAAAGATTCTGACGCCGAGTCAGCAGGCGCACAAGGTTGACCCTTGCGCGTTTGCTCGAGATTTTTTTAAGTGGGAGGCGCACCCCGCGCAAACCGAGATTTTGAAAGGGATTACGGGTTCGAAGATTTGCGTGGCGTGTTGCGGGCGCAGGTTCGGCAAGTCGGAAATGATTGCTTACTACTTGTTGTGGCGTGCGTTGACGAAGGCGGGTGCTAGGATTTACAATACGTCGTTTACGCAGGACCAAGCGAACATTATTTTTAATATTGCGGCTAACGCGGTGATGTCGCAGCCGTTGTTGCGTGGGATGGTTGATAAAGTGACGCGGCAGCCTTTCCCGAAAATCGTTTTTAGTAATGGGAGTTACATTGAAGCGCGTTCTACTTCGCATCACGGGGATTACTTGCGTGGTTACAAAGCGCATACGGTTGTAGTGGATGAAGCGTCGTTCGTTGATGACACGGTGGTTCCAGCGGTTATTCGCCCGATGTTGATTGATTACTCTGGGAACTTGATTTTGATTAGCACTCCGTTTGGACACAATTATTTTTACGAGGAATACCATAAAGGCGAGACGAATACGCCGGGTTATAAGTCGTTCAAGTTTCCGTCGAGCGCGAATCCTTACTTGCCTCGAGCTGACTTAGAGTTTGCGAAGCAGAATACGGATGAGTTGACTTACGCTAATGAATACGGAGCCGAGTTTATTGACGACCAGAATATGGTGTTTAAGTGGGAAGTGTTGATGAAGGCGATTGATGATTACGAGTATGCAGTAGGTCCTGAAACCGCGCACACTTACGTAATGGGTGTTGATGTAGCTCGCAAAATCGATTATACGACGATTGCGGTTATTGATATTTCGAAGAAGGAGTCGAAACTTGTTTACATGGAGCGTTTCAATGAACGGAATGTTGGCGGCGTAGCGTTTTGGGATTACGTTTGCCAGCGTATTGTTGATGTGGCGGAGACGTTTTCGCCGTTTAAGGTTGTGATTGATTCTTCTAGTGCTGGAAACCCCGTGACGCAGACGGTTCAAGAAAAAATTCCGCAAGTCGAGGAATACAGTTTTTCGAATACGCTTCAAAACCCGAAGAAGGTTCAACTCATTAGTTTGTTGAAGTTGGCTCTCGAGCAAGGTAAACTGCGTTTTCCTGCTGACGACAAGGTTTTGATTGATGAATTCAAGTTTTTTGGTTACAAGCTCACGGATTCGCACGTTATTCAGATGGAGGGGACGATGGGTCGTCACGATGACCAAGTTATTGCGGTTGCTTTAGCGTGGAGCGCGAACAGTGGAGCGGGTGAATTAATTATTGCTGGCGTGGAGACGGGCAAGGATGTTGAAGCGGAGGTTCGGACGAGCGGGACTCTTGCTGTTGACTCGAAGAAAGATTTTTACGGGCAGAATTACGAGTATGGTTTCGGTAATGCAATCGATTTCGTGAGCGTGGTTTGAAAATGAGTTTCGTGGATAATTTTCAGGAGTGGTTGGCGAAGGCGGTTAAGCCGCGCGATTTGGATTTGACTGCGCGCGGAGTGATTGCGGGCGAGTCGTTGACGCCGGATTACTTGTCGTTTCGAAATACTTACTGGGGACAGCAACACCCCGTGAATTACAAGTTGCTTTACAAGATGTATAAGGAAGACCCTGTAGTGAACTCCGCCATTAATTTGACGAAAGACTTCGTGGTTGGTGACGGTTGGGAGTTGATTGGTGACGAGGGCAGCGAGTTGCACCGTAAACGCATTGAACGCGTTTTAAATAAAAATAATTTTACGAATACGTTGAATGACTTGGTTTTGTGTTTATTGATTTACGGTGACGCTTACCTAGAACTCGTTCGTCATGAAGATTCTAGGCACAAGTTTGTTTCCGAATGCGATATTGCTAAACACTCGGATAATATAGGTAGTTTTGGTGTGCATGAGTGGACGGAAGAACTTGGCGTGAAAAAATGTTTTGTTGGCGACAATGAAGTGTCGAAAGACGTTTTCGAGAAGCAGTGGAATTACGAATACAAACAGAAGTTTGGAACAGTTAAGAAAATGGTTCCTATGGAGCCGTCGAGCGTGCGCGTGGATTACAACGAGCATGGTGAGCCAATCAAGTATATTCAACGCGTTTTGCACAGGCGCGTGGATTTTTACCCTGATGAAATCGTGCATTTTAGTTTGAATAAGATTGGCGCGCGTGTTTATGGTCACTCGCCGATGCAATCGTTGTTGGTGACGCTTCAAGCGAAGCAAAACGCGGAGAATTACACGAATGATTTCTTTAAGCGCGGGGCAATGCCGAGAATGGTTTACGTTTTGCCGGGAAATTACCAGAAGGATATGGTTGATAGGTTCAAGAATACGCTTGCTACGCTTCAACCGCAGCAAGACGTGGTGTTGACTGGAGGACAGGAAGTTAAGGTTCAGGAAGTCGCGCCGCATAATAGTGACATGCAGTTTATCGAGTTGTTGAAATACTTGCGGTTGAATATTTTGATTGCGTTGCAGGTTCCGCCGTCGATGATTGGTATTTCAGAGGGTGCTAACCGCTCGAATTCGACGGTTCAAATGCAGGCGTTTGACAGGCGCGTTCACGCGTTAAAGAGTATTATCGCGGATATTTTGAATTGGCAGTTGTTTACAACCGAAAACTTTGGTAGTGACAACGTGGTGTTCAAGTTCCAAGATAAGAATGTGCGTGAGAATTTGTTGAAGGCGCAAGAGGCTCAACTGCTTAGCTCGATGGTTGCGACGGGCATCGTTACGGCGAACGAGGTGCGCGACAAGTTGGAGTTGAAGCCGCTTGGAATCGAAGGAGTTCAAAGCGAAGACCGCGGCATGAAGATTCCTGACCCCGACAAGATTATTGCGGAGCGTCAGATGGCTCAAGCGAAGTTGCAAGGGGACAAAATGATGGTGAACGGGGAAATGAACCAGATGGGCGGGCAGTCGGGTCAAGCGAATCCGATGAAGTCGCAAGTGAAGACGGAGAATGCGGCTGCGTTGAATACGAGTGCGGCGAGCGAGTCGCGTGCTTCTAGTCAACCGAAAAAGCCGTCTACGGAAAAATCGGCGCATTACTTGCAGGAACTCGCTTACGCGGAAGCGGCGAGTGAGAGAGGTCCTTTCGCGTCGGGAAGTGTCTTGAGTTCAGCGGAAAAAAAGGATAGGGCGCGCGAGTTGCGGGAGAGACACTTGGCTTTTTTGTTAGAGGAAGACCAGCGGAATAGTGAGGAACATGAGAAAGTTGGATACGAGGACCAAGGCAGCATTAGAAAACCGCTTGAGGAAACGCGTAAAGTTTCTACGAACGTGGGTGGCGCGAAACGATACCCGTTTGGTGCGACGCCCGTATATCCGGAAGCCAAGCGTCATCAAGCTGCTGTTGTCGACCAAGTGCGCACTAACGAAATTCGTGAGGTTGGTAACAATCCGATTGGGAATGCTTTCGAGCTTAATAATGAACGGGAGTTTCCGAAGGAGGGAGTGTCGGGTGCGGAAATCGCGGTATCGGGGAAAACAAAAAAGCGTGGCGCGCGCAAGAAGCGGGAGCTGCCTCGCGCGCCGCAAGACCCCGAACGGGATGAAGTGAATGCGGCTGGACGGAAAGTGTGGACGGCTCCACCGGAATCGTTGTATTAACGGTTAAAACAAAGGTTTAAAAGCCTCGAGTTTGATAGCGGGAAAGTGATGAAACATGGATTTGGAGAAGTCGTTTAAGGTTTACGCTCCGTTTGACTTATATAAGAGCGTGGACGACGAGGGGGAAGTATATTACCACGGGGTAGCGTCGTCTTCAAGCATTGACCGCGACAACGAGAAGATGAGTGAAGCGGTGTTACACAAAGCTGCTAACCAACTCGTTGGGCAGCCAGTGTTTTTCAATCACCAACACAAGCAGTTGGGAGTAGGAAAAATTACGAAGGCTTGGAATGACGCTGGCTTCTTGAAGATTCAAATGAAGCCGACTAAGGCTGCGGGAATGCAGGACGTCATCATGCAAATCGAGGAAGGGATTTTAAAGGCGTTCAGTATCGGCGGCAAAACGATTAAACGCGAGTCGGCGGTTGATACGAACGGTCACGATTATCACGTCATTAAAGACGCTGATTTTTACGAGGTTAGCGTCGTCGGTATTCCAGCGAATCCGGACGCGCAAATTTACGGGCGTATAGCCAAGTTTTTGAAGAATGAAGTTGATGAATCGGAAGTCGATAAAGAGAAAAGAGAATACCCGTGGGCGACTGACGCGCAAGCTCGACAAATCGTTTCCGACCACGAAAAGGAAACCGATGACGAGGTGGACAAGAGGGGTAAAGCTATGGAAACAGAAACAGAGAAGTGTAGAGAAGAGAAGAAAGACGAAAAGAAAGAAGACGAAAAGAAAGAGGAGGTTAAGAAGGAGAATGGTCCCTCGACGCCTAACGAACCGAAGCTCGCTGAAGGATTAGGACCGATGCTGGAGAGGGCGAAGGCGGATATTGACGTCGTGTTGTCGCACTTGAAGGCGAGTGAGAGTCCAGTAAATGATTCTCACACGGCTGCGCCGATGCCTGAGAAACCGCCTGAAGCAACGAAGGAAGCTCCTTCGGAGGATTTAGTGAAAGCATTGAAGGAAAACGAGGAACTCAAGAAAAAGGTAGAAGATTTAGAGATAAAAACCGCTAAAACGAAAAGTTTAGTGGTTGACGAAAAGGCTTCGGAAGCGCCAACGCAAGTAGCGAAGGTTGATGGAACGGCTGACTTCTCGAAAGCGTGCAAAAGATTTTAGAGGTGAATTGGAAAGTGAAATACGACGTTGCAACTATAGAAAAAGCTGGGACTCCGGAGTTCGCTAATCAAGTTAAGTCGATTAGGAATTACTCGAGTTTCGCTAAGGGTTTCATGCCTGACGGCGTGGAATACGTTAACGGAATGATGGACTTCGATGGTCGTCCTGCGATTGCGGAAGGCATGGCGAAGGAAACGGGTTTGCCGTTGAACAAGGCTTTGTATGTCGGAGGACTGGCGAGCGGGACAACTGACTTGTCGCTCATCCCGATTTACGTTGACCCTTCAGTGGTTGACCAAACGCGCAGGTTGACGCCGCTCGTTGAACTCATTCCGAGAGTCACGAACTACGGCAAGACTGCGGATTACAACAGGTTGACGGCTCGCGGAGTCGTAGGTTTTCGTAATGAGGATGCAGCGATTGCGGAATCGGACGACACGATTGCTCGCACGAGCGTTCCAATGAAATACTTTTACAGCGTTGGACGCGTGACGGGACAAATGCTCGCGGCTTCAAGAGCTTACTTGAGCCAGCAATACGTTGACGCCTTGAATTTCGAAGTGCGTAATAAAACGATTTCCGCGCGCTACATTGAAGAGGACGCGATAATCAACGGCGACGTTGACACTACTCGCACTGCTTACGGAGGTGGCGCAAGCATTGCTGGAGCAGAATACGACGGTATCCGCAATACGATTACAACGAACGCGTCAGACAAGACGTCGACTCCGGTAATCGACATTCCGATGGTTCGTGAAGCAATTCGCGTTGCGAGAACCGCTAACGACTCGACTAGTCTCGGACAAGGCGACCCCAACATGATACTCACGGACTACGGCACGCTCGACGCAATGAAAGCAGACATTCAAGAATACCAGAAGTATCCGCCAACTGCAAATTTTGAAATTGGGTTTGGAATAAAAGCATTGGAATTCGAGGGTTTGCCTGTCATCGCAACCAAATTCATGCCTATGACGAGCGGTTCACGCGAAATGCTCGTGCTGAGTCTCGACACTTGGCAGATGAGGGTTTTGCAAGACTTGACTTACGAAGAGTTAGCGAAGACGAACGACTCCTACAAGTTCATGATTAAGGGTTACGAAGCTTTAATCTGCACTGCGGAAATGTTCAACACTCGCTACTACAATTTAACTTAAGGAGGTAAAAAAGAAATGGCTACAGTAGTTCCAACGATAACGCAGATGTTGCCTAGTGCAGGCAAGAAAATGGTTTATCTTGCTTTCTCGAGCGCCACTGCGTCGGATACGTTCTCGCTTTCGAGCGTGTTTTCGAGCATTGAGTTCGTGGCTTTATGGCGCACGCCTGCAACAGGCACCATAATTGCGAACACGATTAGCACGACGACTGTGACGATTGGTTCGGGACCGAGTTCGGAAGCAGTATACGGGTTTGCAGTCGGAATAGCTTAAGGAGGTGTGG